CCTAGTGACAGAAACGACAAAGGCCACTGGAGTTAACCAATGGCCTTCAGCTTTTCTCTCGAATTCTCACAGAGATACGTGAGGTTCAAGTCATAATGGTGTTGTCACGAGCAAGGTTTCCGTTTCCGGCCTTGACTCGATTTCCTCGGCGCTTCACTCGATCTCAGCTCAGGCAGGGCTTCCGCTGCCACTGAGATTTCCCGTCAAGCGCGTCACAGGAAGACCAAGTTTTTAAAGAGCGATACAACGTCTTACGGGATTAAATGTAGATGCCAAACGGGATTAATCAAAGTAATTTTGTAAGTAGAACTACTCAGTGTCAATGAATACCGTTCGGAATCAATAAGTTATGAGTGAAGAAAAAAACAACGAAGCGACGAACGTCGCGCCCCAGCTCAAAAAAAAGCGCCCGAAATTGGCCGAACGCAAGGCAGCGAACAAGCGGGAATATCTCGAAAAATTACCGGCGGCAGAGCGCAACCAAGCGGCAACGAAGATGGCAATGAATCAAGTTCTATCGCAGGAGATCGCAGTCGCAGGAGGTAAGCCAGAGGCAAAGGTATTGCGTCGTGAGCGATCGGCGGTCTTGAAGGCGACCAAGCATGCGGTACAGCAATGCGTTTACGTGGCGGACAGGATCATTCGAGGCGATGAAGTGCCGGAAGAGATGCTACAAGCTGCGAACAAGGCTCCCATAGCGCTAACCGATGAACTGATCAAGGCAGGTGCAGAAAATCGCACAGGAGCGCTGATCGTGGCGGCTCGGGTAAGCCAAGCGATGGCAGCAATCGTCACAGCGGCACTGGATGGTCAAGAGGCAATCAAGCGGGAGAAGGAGCGCAACGAGTCGGCGGCCATTCTCCCCGTGGCAAACGTAGCAACCTCTCAAGTCACAGTAGAGCCAACAGTAAACCCTGCAGACATCGTAGGTCTCCCAAGACGAAGAGGAGCACCAAGCCAGTACACACTCGAAAAGGGTCTAGCCATATGCGAATGGATTCAATCAGGTCGATCACTGGCAAGCTATCTGCAAAAGTACGGTGGACAAGCAGGCACGATCTACAAGTGGATAGCGGAAAATCGAGAGTTCGCGGTCGCTTACTCGCGCGCACATGAAGATCGCGCCGACACACTGGCAGACGACATTTTGGACATCGCAGATGGTCTACAGCACGCGAAGAGCATGGTTGAGGTCATTGCGGGAAAAACTCGAATAGAAACAAGGCAGTGGATCGCTGCGAAGATGAAACCGGGCCGCTATGGCGACAAGGTCGAACACGAGCATAAAGTCAGTCCGACATTCAACATTGGCGTACCGCAGCGCGTGTCTGTCCCTGTACAGCCAGCCATCGAGCAACGCTAAGCCATTGATTCATAAGGCCAGCATCACGGATACATGATCCGTCGTTCTACCCTCCAGCAGCCAGCTGGCTTGGTCTTCCATCCCTTGAAGTCGGTCGAAAATCCGCCCTAGCGCCGTGATCGCGGTCGCGACACCCCATGTGGACCATCGGGGTCACCCGGGGGTGGTTTGGATCCAGCACTCTACCCCCCCCGCACAGTCTTCACCCCTCGCGCAAAATAGCAAAAAGTATCATTAGGCGATACCGATAGCACCCTGTGTCTCCGAAAACACGGGTTTATACGATACTTTTCGGTATCACCTTCGTTCGCCATGCACTAATTCCTTGTGGAATTGCTGTGGAATGTCAATCGATTGTTACGCTTTTTCGTATGAGAACTCAGCTAAAACCCGGATTGCTTCTGTTGTCGATCGATTGCAGGAAGCCTGAGTGGCGGATCCGGCGCTATGTGGGCAATTGCGTGGATACGTTCGACCTTGAGCTGCCGGCCGGCACGACCAGTTACGGCGCCAAGAGCCTGATCGAGAAGATCCGCGTGACGGGGTCGATCGATTGAGCGAGGTTGTGGACGAGCACACGGTCAACTACGTCCCGCCCGGGCCGGTTGCTGAGGCGTTCCATGCGAGCAATGCGTTCGTTCGGGGGCTGAAGGGTCCGGTTGGATCCGGGAAGTCGAGTTCGTGCTGCATGGAGATCCTGACTCGGGCCATGGAGCAGCGGCCTTACAAGGGTGTGCGCAAGTCGAAGTCGGTGATTGTGCGGAACACGTACCCGGAGCTTCGATCCACGACGATCAAGACGTTCTTGGACTGGTTCGATCCGATCTGCGAGATGAAGTACGACTCGCCGATCACGGGGACGATTGAGATCCCGGACATTGGGGACGGTACCGGACTGTGGCATGAGGCCACTTTTCTGGCGATTGATCGGCCGGATGACGTCCGTAAGTTGAAGTCGCTCGAGGTGACGTTCGGCTGGGCCAATGAGGCCAGTGAGCTGGAGCGCACGGTCATCGAGATGATGACGAGCCGGCTGGATCGGTACCCGGCGAAGCGCAATGGGGGAGCTTCGTGGGTTGGTTTGTTCATGGACACCAACCCGCCGGACGACGATCACTGGTGGTACCACTGGGACGAGAAGGAGACTCCCGAGACCTACGAGTTCTTCAACCAGCCCGGTGGCTTGATGAAGATCGTGGATCCGAAGAATCCGAAGAATGAGCTGTGGGTACCCAACCCCATGGCCGAGAACATTCAGAACCTGCAGTCGGGCTACAACTACTACCTGCGTCAGCTGGCCGGCAAGACCGAGGAGTGGATCAAGGTCTTCCTTGGTGGCATGTACGGCACGACGCTCGATGGCAAGCCGGTCTATCAGGGCGAGTGGAACCAAGACGCGCATCTGGCGAAGGAGGCGCTCAAGCCGATCCCCGGACGGCCACTGGTTGGCGCCTTTGACTTTGGTCTGACGCCGGCCTGCATCTTCGGGCAGATGGACGCTCGAGGGCGCCTGAACATTCTGTCCGAGCTTGTGGCTGAGGACATGGGGATCCGCAGGTTCTACACCGACGTGGTGCTGCCGTGGGTGGCTGAGAACTACAGGGGCTATCGCATCGACTGGACTGGGGATCCTGCAGGCTCGATCCGCTCGCAGACCGACGAGTTCACGCCGATCCAAGAGTTGGCGGACATGGGCTGCATTTGCGAGCCGGCAGTGACGAACGAGTTCACTTCGCGTCGTGAATCGGTGGCGTTCTTCCTGACCAAGATGGCGGCCGGTGAGACGGGCTTCCTGCTCGACCCCAGCTGCAAGGTGCTGAAGAAGGGCTTCACCAGCGGCTACCGCTACGAACGCCTGAAGGTCAGCGGTAGCTCCAGATTCAAGGACCGTCCGGTGAAGGATAAGTATTCCCACCCGCACGACGCCCTGCAGTACCTGTGCCTGCATTTCCGTGGTGAAGCGAACCCGGTCCGCAGGCGTGAAGTTCAACCTGTATCGATGAGTGGGTGGACATGAGTTTCGCAATGAACACGGCGCAGATGGCGGCGCAGCAACAGTCTGCTCTGCCGGTGCCCTCGAACAAGGATGTCGAGGGATTGGCGATGTTGAACCTGACGTCGTATGTGCATCAGTGCTACTGGCAGGCGAGATCTGCTCGGACCATTGTGACGCAACGGCTCTTGCAGTGCGAACGACAACGGCGTGGTGTGTACGACCCGGCTCGAGCTGTCGAGATCCGGAAGACCGGCGGGACAGACATCTACATGATGCTGACCGACATCAAGTGCCGCGCGGCTGAGGCGTGGATCAACGATGTCCTGATGAACGGCGGCGAGAAGAGCTGGGGTCTGGATCCGAACTCGGAACCGGATCTGCCAGCGAACCTGAATCAACAGATCATCAAGCACGTGCAGCAAGAGGTACAGATGCTGCAGGAGCAGACCGGCCAAGGGGTGCTGCCTGAGGCGGTCTATCAGCGCATGGACGACCTGTATCACACGGTCCACGAGAAGCTGAAGGAGCAGGCGCGCACCGCTGCTGACCTGATGGAAGAGAAGATCGAGGGGATCCTCGAGCAAGCCAAGTTCGACGAGCACTTCCGTGCGATCGTCTACGACTTCGTGACGTACCCGACCTGCATTCTCAAGGGTCCGATCATGCGCAAGAAGCCCACCATGACTTGGGGGCCGAAGTTCACGCCGCAGGTCGAGATGAAGATGATGCGTGATTACTACCGCGTCTCTCCCTACGATGCCTTCCCTTGCCCGCAGGCCACTGGCGCCGGAGACGAGTTCTTCATCGAGCGCTCGCGCCTGAATCGCAAGAACCTGCAGGGGATGATCGGCCAGCCCGGATCCAATGACGACGAAATCCGGAAGGTGCTCGAGCTGTACGGCCGCAACGGTTTGAAGAACTGGCAGGACGGTGACAGCGAACACGAGCGCCTCGAGGGCAAGCAGAACACCTACTACTCGCGCGGCTCGATCGAGTGCATCGAGTTCTGGGGCGCCGTATCGGGTGACATGCTGCTGCAGTGGGGTATGAAGGGACTTGATCCCTACACCGACTATGAAGTTAACCTCTGGACGATCGGCCCGTACACGGTGCGCGCCATCATGAACCCGGACCCGTTGGGACGTCGTCCCTACGAGACTGCTTCGTTCATCAATATCCCGGGTGCGTTCTGGGGCATGGCTCTGCCCGAAGTGATGAGCGACGTGCAGATCATGTGCAATGCAGCTGCGCGCGCGCTCGGCAACAACATGGCAATCGCCTCTGGACCACAGGTTGAGGTGGACATCAGCCGTCTGCCCCCGGGTGAGCCAGTAACGCAGATGTACCCATGGAAGATCTGGCAGACCACTGGTGACCGCACAGGCGGCGGCCAAGCTGCGATCAGGTTCTTCCAGCCCGACATGAACGCCGAGCAGCTGATGGCGATCTACCAGTACTTCGCGCGCGTGGCGGATGAAGTCACGGGTGTGCCGAACTACATCTACGGATCGAACCAAGCATCCGGCGCCGGCCGTACTGCGTCGGGTCTCTCGATGCTGATGGAGAACGCGGGCAAGGGTATCAAGAACGCGATCCTGAATCTCGACAAGACGCGCTCCGGAGCGATCCAGCGCACGTTCGAGCACATTATGATCTACGACCCTGACAGCGCGTGCAAGGGTGACATGAAGATCAAGGCAAGCGGCTCGGTCGCGACTCTGATCAAGGACAACGTCCAAGCTCGTCGTCAAGAATTCCTGCAGACCACGCTCAATCCGATCGACTCGCAGATCATGGGTATGGAAGGCCGCGCGAACCTGCTGCGCAAGATGGCGGCTTCGCTCGATATGAACGTCGATGACATCATCCCAACACCTGAAGAGATCGGTCAGAAGGTTGCTAGTATGAATGCACAGGCAGCCGCAATGGCAAGTATGCAGAACGGTCAGCCTGCACCCCAGCCAGCATAGGAGCAATCAAAATGGCAGGTATGAAAATGAGTCCGGGCAAAGCCATGCCAATGGCCGCAGCTCGTGGCGCCGGAGCCGGAATGAATGGCCCCCAACCCGCACCGATGGCAATGTCGGCGGGCAAGGGTCAAGCATTGGCTGACGGCGGAAAAGTTGGCGGCAAGTTGATGCCGTCGAGCCAAGTGCCGGCCGGTGGTTATGCCGGCATCCGTGTTCAAACGGACGGTCGCAAGGGTAGCAAGTAATGTTGGCCGGCGGCATGCTCGGTGGTCTCGCCTCTGGTTTTAACCGGGGCGTGAACATGGTTCGCAAGCCACAGGGAGCACCCCCAAGTCCGACCGGGGTATCCGGTCCGGGATCGTCGTCAGACGATAGCTTGGGAAGTAGTTTGACCAAAAGCCTTGGCGGCGCCGGAGATCCGATGATGCACCCAGTGATGGGCGGCATGCCTGCCGGCGGACAACAAGCAATGGCTGATGGTGGCTCGGTCAGCAAGCACTATCGATCTGGGGTCGTTGACGATCGTCACTACGGGAAGAAGCGTTGATCCCGTTAGACCCAAAGCTCATCAAAGAGCTGAATTTCGTTAGGAGCAATACGAGTCAATTGGCGAAGTGGGTCAGCGGCTCGCTGGCGGAAGTCCATGTGCGAATGGAATCCACAGTGAACACCGAAGAACTGCACGCCCTTCGTGGAGAAGCCCGATGCCTCAGGGAGATCCATGAAGCGATAGATGGTGCTCGAGAGATTCTCGATCGCCTTGAGAGGCAACAATAGACGAAGACCGGTAACGGCTCGTCGAAGCAAGTGAACACCTGAGAGACCCCGAAGGCATCGCAACTGGAGGGTGGCTCGCTCAGACTCACGGAAAGATGAAGATGATTCCGAAAGCAGTAGTAGAAGCAGGCGCGAGAGCAGACGCCTATTACGCAGAGCGTAGTGGTGTCGCCAATACCGGGAAACCGGCTGGTACAGATGGCTCCCCGACCCAGACTGAGGCTGCACCCGTAGTGGCTCAAGTGCCAGCGGTCGCCGCAACACCTCAGCCGAGTGCATTCGATACAACGTTTGAACAGCAGTTCCGAGTTTTGCAAGGGAAGTACAACAGCGAGGTTCCTCGACTGCATCAGCAGATCAAGGACTTGACCGCAAAGGTCAGCTCACTGGAGACCGAGAACACCAACCTCAAGGCCCAAGGTTCGTCCGCAGTTAATGCCGGACAGAATCGGACCGTGAGACCGGAAGACATCGATCTCAGCTCAATCCCAGCCGCAACACGTGAGCAGTACGGCGAAGAGTTTTTGAGGACGGTAGCTTTGGTGGCGGCGGCAAACATGAAGCCCGCGCCGGCCAGCACCGCTCAGCCAGTCGTCGATCTGTCTCCTCTGCAGCGGCAAGTGCAAGAACTCCAGCAGGAGGTTGGCGCTACGAAGGAAGAGAAATTCTTCACGGCGTTGACCAAGGCGGCACCTCACTGGGAACAGCTGAACACGGACGTGAAGTTCCTCGAATGGCTCAAGGAAAGGGACGCATTCACTGGTGCAGTTCGACAAGCGATTTTCAATGACGCCTTCAAGAATTTTGACGTCAATCGCATCGCAGCGTTCTTCAACACTTTCAGACCTTCATCGCAAACCGAGAACCGCAGCACGGCTACTAGCCTTGAAGCGCAGGTTGTTCCACCGAATCGTGGCTCGGGCGAAGTTCCGGATCTGAATGTGGATCCGAACACGAAGCCTTGGTTCACAACGCAGAACATTGCGAGGTTCTATGACGATGTTCGTCGTGGAGCGTTCAAGGGCAAGGAAGCCGACATGCAGCGGATTGAGCAAGACATCTTTGCCGCTCAGCGTGAAGGCCGCGTGCGTAAAGCATAGGCAGCAGGGCGGATAGACAAGAAAGGAAATTGCTGTGTCTATCGGCGTAAATAATGGGTACTACGGATCGGGCACGACCGATACCTACGGTACCGCAACCGGCACCAACCCCGGCGGTACGTTCGTACCACAGGTCTGGTCTGGCAAGCTCGCGGTCAAGTTCTACATCGCGACCTGCCTGACCGAGATCACGAACAACGATTGGGAAGGCGAGATTCAGGAATACGGTGACAAGGTTGTCATCCGTTCGATCCCGACCATCACGATCAACAACTACACCAAGGGCGCGACGCTCACCGGTCAAGTTCCTGAGGCTGGCACGATCGTTCTGTCGATCGACCAAGGCAAGTACTTCGCCGTGGTCCTTGACGACGTCGATGCCGTGCAGTCGGACATTCGTCTCATGGACATCTTCAGCTCGGATGCTGCCGAGCAGATGAAGATCGCCGTTGAGTACGACGTGTTCAGCTCGGTGTACTCGCAAGCAGCCGCTTTTGAAACCGGCAACGTGGCAGGTTCCTCGGGCAACCAAGGTCTGACCGCTGGCGCCAAGACCGGCTCGGTGAACCTCGGTGCGGTTGGTACGCCTCTGGCGATCAACAACAGCAACGTGCTCGACACGATCGTTTACGCCGGCCAAGTGCTGGACGAACAGAACGTGCCTGAGACCGGTCGCTGGATGGTGATCACCCCGTGGATCGCAGCGATGATCAAGCGCTCGGATCTGCGTGAAGTGTACTTGACCGGTGACGACGTGACGCCTCTGCGTAACGGCAAGCTGGGCATGATCGACCGCTTCACCCTGTATGTGTCGAACAACCTGTACCAAGGTACCGACACCTACAACAGCGCGACGGTCAACTGCTACGAGCTGCTGGCAGGTACCCGCGATGCGATCTCGTTCGCTTCGCAAGTCACCAAGGTTGAATCGGTCCGTTCGACGACCACCTTCGGCGACATCCTGCGTGGCCTGAACATCTTCGGATTCAAGGTCACCAAGCCCGAGGCACTCGTCTGGATCCATTGCGTCCACGGTTAATACCGGAAGGCAGTAAGCTGTAATCCCGGGGTCTGGTCTTAGCGGATCGGACCCCGTTTCACAAGAGGAAAACATGTCGATTCAAAAGTTCTATCAGCACGTCAAGGACGGCCGTCTGATTCCGGCCAGCCCGTACCTGTTGGAAAACCCGCCCGAGCATTTCCGTTTGCTCACTCTGGACATCACAAAGCCGATTGAAGATCAGCTCAAAGAGCTGGGCCAAGTGGTGAGCAAGAAGGTCGAAGAACTCGAGGCAGTCACTGAGGCGGCCATCCAGCGCGCCGGCAAGAAGTTGGGACTTCCTAACAAGGAAGCGCAGTAATGATCGCCAGCGACATCATCAACCGCGTGCGCGACGTCGCGAACGATCCTATCAACGGGTCGGACGGTGTCCGCTGGCTCAATGCAGAGCTGATGCTCTACATCTCGGATGGGCAAGAGTTCATTGTCAACAAGAGACCTGACGCATCAGCTCAAGACGTCGTCGTGACATTGGTCGCCGGTACGAAGCAAGCGCTTCCGGCTGGATCAATCTTCCTGCTCGACGTTTACCGTAACATCACCGGAGGTGCTCCGGGCCGCGTGGTTCGCTACATCGATCGGGACATGCTCGATCAGCAGAACCCGAATTGGCACTCGGCGACGAACAACGGATTCATCCAGCACGTCATGTATGACGAGCGCGTGCCGTTGCAATTCTTCACCTACCCGCCCGCCACGGCCGGCCAACAGATCGAGATCTCGGCCGCCGAGCAGCCAACAGATGTCGTGAACCTGACGGACAGTCTGACGATCGCCACCGCTTACCGCGAGGCGCTCCTGTCCTACACGCTCATGCGTTGCTTCATGAAGGACACCGAAGCGAATGGCATGCAGAAGGCCATGATGCACATGCAAGCACTCAGCAACGCACTTGGCATCAAGCTCGTTTCCGACCAAGCGCAAAGCCCAGATCTCACCAACCGTGGCGCCAACCCGCACGCCGGGGCGCTTGCTAAGGGAGCGCCTTAATGGCCGCGTCAGTACCGTTCTACGAACTCTATCCCTTCATCCTGCCGTTCGCCTCGGGCGCCGCAGAGCCGCTCGTGGACCAGTTCATTCTGAACACGCTGATCGACTTCTACGGCAAGACCCTGTTCGTGCAGCAGCAGATTGGGCCGTACAACGCGGTGGCGGGCGCGTCCAGCATTCCGGTAACGTTGCCGACTGGCTTTTCCGTGGCGCTGCTGCGGCAGGCGTGGTACCTGAACCAGAAGCTCGACATCGCTACCGTGGACACCGCGAACTTCCGCACTGAGCAGCTGAACAACGCCTTCACTGGGGCGGACACTCAGAGCGCTACGCCGAAGACGATCTTCCAAACCGATCCGAACACCTTCCAAGTTGACTACCCGCCGGCCGTTGCATCGACTGCGGCATTCACCTTCTGGGTGGCGCTCAAGCCGAACCGATCTTGCACCCTGTTCGATCAGATCATCTTCGACGAGTTCGCCGAGGTCATCGCGGCTGGGGTGCTCTCGAGTCTCCTGATGGTGCCGCGCCAAGAGTTCACCGAGACCAAGATCGCCATGCTGAAGAAGGGTGAGTACGAGCGTGGTCTGCTGCTGGCCCAGATCCGCGCCAACAAGATGTACGCCCGTCTCAGCGACCAAGTTGTGATTCCTCTGGTCTAGCAACTGTGGACGGTCGATCCGTCCTTAACATTGATGTAAGTGAGCGGCACAGGCCGCATAGGACAACTCATGCAACTGTTCCAGCCCATTCCCGGTTCCGGCGCCAGCCATGCGCTAACTGCCGCTTCGTCGAACACAACGCTCGGCACTGCCGCTAACTTGTCCGCTGCCACCAATGTGGACGTCTTCAATGCTGGACCGAATGTGGCTTACGTCCGTCTCGCTCAGAACGGCACAGCTGCCGCAACCGCTGCCGACTATCCGATCCCGGTGAATGGCCGCAAGGTCTTCGAGCTGGGCGCCAACACCAACATCGCAGGGATCTCGCCGGCCGGTACCGCGACCCTGATCACCACGCTGGGCAACGGAGCATTCTAAATGATCGAATCTAGTACGCTGGGCCGTCGCCGCCTCACCACGGTCAACAACAAGGGTGTTCCGCTCTTCAAGGCTGTGGGTCTCGGCGGTACGGTTCCCTACGGTGAAATTGGTGCTGGCGAGCAAGTCACTGGCGTATCAGGAGATGATCTCCCGATCGTGCGTATCGTTGACTCTGAAGGCGCCCTCGCGAACAGTGGCTCGAAGTCGGTGCTGACGCGCGTTCGCAACACGCTGCTGGCGTCCTTGATTGCCAGCATGGGCGCGCCATCGATTCCGATCATGGCGAATCCACCGGTCATCACGGTCACCAGCAGCAACTCGAATCAGCCCAGCGTCAACACCGTCGGCTACGTCTACAATGGCACCTCTGGCGGGCCGGCCATTGCCAACTACGTCTACTACTACCTGCCGCAAGCCCAGACGCCGACCACGGCCGCTCTTCAGCTTCCTGCTGCAACGATCCCAGTCACCTCGACCAAGCAGTTTCCGAGCAACTCGTACACCGTATCGACTGCGGCAGTCACGCTCCCAATCTCGAACGGCACCATCGCGGTCAATGACACGTATGCGTTGGCTGGATCTGGCACGGTTTACATCGGCAGCGCCGGCAATGCCATCACCTACACCAGCATCGTCGGCAATGTTCTGCAAGGTTGCAACTGCGCGTCGCCGGCTGTACCGGGAACCTTCCCATCTAGTTCGCAAGTCTTCAATCAGACCAATCAGATCTACGTCGGTGGCGCAATCGGCAGCGAGACTTCCGCAAACACGGTCACCTATCTTTACAAGGATGCGACTCACTTCTACGGTTGCATCGGTGGTACCGCAGCTGTCGGACTTGGTTCGACTGTTCGTACCGCATGTGAGCCGCGCCAGTTCGCATCGCCGTACACGTTCAACCTGCTGAACTACGCGACCGTTTGGAACTTCCAAAACTGGACTGACAACGGGTCCACGAGCAATACCAACGACGGTACGCACCTGTCCTATTTCAGTCCGTGCCTGCCGGATCAGGCAACAACCGTAGGTAACGGTGCTAGCCTTGGCTTCATCGCGATGTCTACCGATGCTCCGAACATCGCTGTGTATGGCGGCGGCGGCGGCAATTGGCAACTGATGGTTGATGGGCAGCTTCAGAATCAGAACCCCATCTATCCTGAAAACAACAACATGACGTTGGTGAACTTCGGCACTCGCAAGATGCGGAAGTTGATCTGGATGTTCGGCGCTGGTTTCTCGGGCTTCGGTTTCAACGCCATCGACACCGTGGTTCCGCTCGACATCACCTCGAAGTCGTTCACGCACGCATGGCAGGGTGACTCGATCATGCAGGCGCAGGGTCTTGCGTCTGGCGCGCTCGGTGGAGTTGCTGCTCAGTTCGGTCTCCTGACTGGTGCTCCTGCGCATACGCTCGATGCGATCGGTGGCACGGGGTACGCTGAGGTTTCGTTCGCTACCGCTTACTCGTTCCTTCCGAACACGACTGATTCGCGCCGTATCGCGGCTCTTGCTGCAGCTCAGGCTGACGTGGTTGTTCTGGCTGCGGGTATCAATGACGGATGGCCGACTGCTGCAAACGGACTGAGTGTCGCAACCGCAATTCAAACTACGCTTCTCGCCGCGCGCGCGAACAACCCCAACGCGATCCTGTTTGTCACGCCGGGATTCATCAAGGCTACGCCGGTTACCGCAGATCTTGCGCGCGATGCCTACATGCTCAACTTCATGCAGACCCAGATGACGGGGCTGTGGATTTACTGGAGCACGATGACGGGCACTTGGTACAACTCGTCAGGTGCATCGGGGCAGAGCGGTCAGGCATTGATCACTGGATCTGGTCAGGTCTACAACCATGTGGCGGACGGCAACGCTGACGCGAACGTCGGCAACCCTGCCACCCCGACCAATGACGCGGTTCACCCGGCTCACTCGAACAACGTGCAAGTTGCTTCGCTCGTTGCTGCCAATGCCACCACAATCCCTGTCCTGACCAATGCGCCGGCACCGGGAGATCAGTGGCCGACGCCGGCAAACGCGGCGGCATCGCCCAATGGCACTTACAACATCTGGGTCAACGGTCAGCTCGTGACGTACACCGGCTACAGCGCGAACGGTACCTACGGTGGACAGTTCACTGGTTGCTCGGGCAACACTCTTGCAATTCCGGCCAATTCGATCGTGCAACGCGCGTGGGGTGGTCAGATTAACCAAGGTATCGACTACCACGGTTTCAGGCACGCAAGCGCCTTCCACGACGCAGTAATGGCTCTCTAATTTCAAAAAGGACAAGACAATGTCAACCCCAGTAGCAGGCAATTCTAAGACCTCACCGATCAACCCTGAGGTAGCCCAGAGCACCAGCTCTCACTTGACGTCCATCAACTCGGCTGGCTTCCCGCTGATGAAGGTCGTCACTGCCGGCGGCACTGTCGCTACTGGCTCGGTGGACGCATCGACGCAAGGTGGTAGCTCGCAAGACGGTATCCCGGGCATTCGCCTCGTGGATCCTGAAGGCGCGTTCCGCCAAGCCGTTCCGCTCGGCGCTCTGCCGACCGCAGCTCCGACGACCAATCCTCCGACCCAAGCGACGCTGAATGCAATCTCTGCCGGCACCCAGCTGCCGCAGGGCGTCTACACCGTGTGCGTTGTCGGCGGTGTTGCTTACCTCGTGGTCAATGTCGCAGGCACGATCCGCAAGGTTGCGCTGAGCTAAGAGGTGGTTTCATGGCTGCAAAAGAAGGCGTCGAGATCTCCGAGAATCGTCTCGATCATGCTGAGCATGCTTCAGGCATGAAGGGCTTCGGCGAGAAGCTGTCGCAGGTCGCGGTCTATCTCCTTCTCACTGTCGCAGTCGGGCTGGGTAAAACCACGCTCGATCTGCGCGAGGGGCAGATCCGTCAGGAGACGATCACTTCACAGTTAGCTGTTGAGCTGGCTGAGATCAAGTCCGACGTGAAGGCGGCGCAATTGACCAACGTCTCTCGCACTGAGCTTGACGAACGGTTCGCTCGCGTCTTGGGTGACATCGCGGACGATCACGCCCGCATCAGCGCGCTCGAGAAAAATCACAAGTAGGTAGGCATGACATTCGACGATGTTTTCAAGACGCTGATTGGCTACGAAGGTGGCTACAGTAACAACCCTGCAGACCCGGGCGGCGAGACGATGTACGGCATCACCAAGCGTGTTGCTGTCGCCAATGGGTACACAGGAGAGATGCGTGATCTGACGCTCGACCAAGCCAAGGCGATTGCGAAGTCTCAGTACTGGGACAAGTTTCACTGCGACCAGTACGACGGCGCCATTGGCTTCGAGGTGTTCGACGCTGCCTTCAATGGTGGGCATCCGACGCAGTGGTTGCAACAGGCTGCCGGCGTTACGGCGGACGGCGTCATCGGACCGGCAACGATCGCTGCGATCAAGGCGATCGATCCTGTGCGTGTCTGCGCACGCTTCCTCGCCTACCGACTGGAGTACATGGATTCGCTCAATGATTGGCAGACCTTCTCGAAAGGCTGGGCGAAACGCATAGCGAAGAACCTACTGATCGGTGCGCAATGAATCTGGCTGCTCACACGTTCGCCGGCTTTAACTATCCGGCCTTCATATCGATCAATCAAGATGGTGGTGAGGTAACTGTCACCGTCCGCTCATGCGCTCATCACGACGGATCCTGTGGTGACAGCGCACACATAACGCTCGACAGAGAGCTTTTCGCAGAACTGATCGCGGAAGCGCTGAAAAAGCTGAAGGAAGACTGATGGACTTTTCAAAACTGGTACCGACTCTTGAAGGCTTGGCTCCTTGGATTGCAGGCAGCATTGGAACACCAGCAGCTGGTGTGGCTGTTAGCGCGCTTGAGAGTGTCTTCGGCTTGGATAAGGGAGCTGCGACGCCGGCAACCCTAGCCGCCTCGATCAAGGGTGCAAGCTCGGATCAACTGCTCGCACTGAAGCAGGCTGACAGCACGCACGCTGAGTTCATGGCGAAGCTGGGCGCGGACAAGCTCGAGAAGTTGGCCGACCTGCAGATCGCCGAGTCGAACAATGAGGCGTCGCAAGAGAATGGCGCCCGCGACATGGCGACCAAGACCTCGATCATCCCTCAATGCGTGGTCGCTGCGTTTGTGCTGATCGCGTGGGGACTGGTGCAGTACTTCATGATCACGCACATTATCGATCCGACCATGAAGGAGATCGTGGCCCGTCTGCTCGGTACGCTCGACGCTGCCGTCATCCTCGTGCTTCAGTTCTTCTTCGGCCCGGGCGCGCATCAAGGTCGCCTCCAAGAGCTGCTGGCCGCTTCCGTTCCTGCCACCTCAGTATCCGCCACGACTGCGAGTTAAACCGTGGCTTCGTTCGTAACACGGAGCTTCTACGGCGAGCAGCCACTCAAGGATCCTGAGCTACTGCAAGACGGGTACGCTCAGTCCACCAACAACCTGCGGGTGCATCACAGCAACCTGCAGGCTTGGAACGCTCCGTCGGCCATCTACACCCCGGTTGCTATCGGCGGCACGATCCAGACGATCTACCGCTGGGGTATGGAGAGCACGGTAGACACGGCCACTTGGTTCTGCTGGACTACTGACGTTGACGTGGTGCGCGCGCCGATTGCTGACGACACGACAGAGCGCACGTACTTCACTGGATCTGGCGTCCCGAAGATGACCTACTCGCCGCTCGGCACCAGTGGGTCCGGTCCGTTTCCGACGGCCACCTACACGCTCGGCATCCCGACACCGGTTGTCACTGGATCCACGGTGACGGTCTCTGGCACGGCCACGAACCCTTCGACGGATCCGATCAACTACGTCGCCTACGTGGTGACCTATGTGTCAGCTCTGGGCGAAGAGGGCGCCCCTTCGGCGCCGCTGAACAACGGCGTGGTTGAAGCAGTTCAGCCCGGACAGAACCTTTCACTGTCAAACCTGCCTGTCGCGCCGACCGGCAACTTCAACATCGCTACGCTGCGCCTGTACCGGACCAATACCGGTACCAGCTCGACGGCGTACCAGAAGGTGGCCGACATCACGATCGGCACCACGACCTACGCAGACACGGCATCCAACACGCAGCTGGGTGAGGTGGTGGCGACGAATGGATGGAATATGCCGCCGTCGAACGGGCAGGGCATGTGCATGGGTCCATCGGGAATCGCTGTCATGTTCGCCGGCCGCACGGTCTACCCGTCGGTGGCCTATGCGCTCTATGCCTACCCGGATGCCTACCAAGAGTCGGTGGACGTGGACATCGTCGGCATCGGCGTGTTCGATCAGAGCTGGGCGATCTTGACCAAGGGAAATCCCTACGTGCTGCAGGGCACGGATCCGTCTCAGCTGACCATGTATCCGATCCGGACCATGGCGGCCTGCGCGTCGAAGCGCTCGATCGTCTCGATGCTTGATGGCGTGCTGTACTGCGGTTTCGATGGCGTCTGGCTGATCTCGGACAACGGGATACAGAACATGACCGAGGACTTGTTCTCGCGCGACATCTGGCAGCAGTACAACCCGTCCTCGATGATGGGCAAGTACTACGATGGCCGCTACCACGTCTTCTGGCAGAACACAGCGAACAGCACGCAGGGCAGCATGATCTTCGACTTCACGCGGGACATTCCCTACGTGACGCATTCCGATCAGTGGGCAACGGCCGGCTACTACGATCAGCAGTTCGGCAACCTCTATCTTTGCCAATCGGGAGTGATCAACAAATGGGATGGCGGCTCGAGCCTGACGTGGCAGTGGCAGTCGAAGGACTACCGCTCACCTTGGTTCGCTGACATCGGCTACGGAAAGATCGACGCGACCGCGTATCCGGTGAGCTTCACATACAACTGGATCGATGGCAAGAACACGTCGCACAGCTGGACCACTTCGGTGACCAGCAACATGCCTTTCCGGATCCCGCCGAATCAGTCCCGTATCCTGTCGATCACGCTGAGCGGTAGTGCCACAACTGTCCGTACCGTCGCGGTGGCGGAGACGGGTGATGAGATCGCGAACGCATGACAGTCCATCAGTCTCGCATGCTGGGTCAGCCCCTTGTTCTCACAGGGGTTGATGTCCAGACTTTCGCGCAGGATCCCGCTTCGGTTCCGTCGATCTCTAAGGTCGGCAACACCGTTGACTCTCTGGCGGCTGCGATTCGCCAGATCAAGATCGGCCTCGACACGCGCGAGGGGCGCTCCGGATCCATCGCTGATTCCAATGTGACGTGGCGAGATCTCGTCGCGAACGGGATCGTTAAGGTCAGCTCCGCCGGATTGATAGCGTCTGGATCGAGCACGAACGTGCAAGCAGGTAGCACGACCGAGACCATCATCAGTGAAAGTGGCGGTGGGAGTGGCGCGAGTGTGGACGTCAGCTCTGGCGTGCAGAATGGGGATCCTCCGCCCGCCCCTACTGGCCTGACCGGAGCTGGCGCACTTGGGTGCGTCATCCTGTCATGGGACGCGCCGACCTACAGCAACCCAGCCTTCACCAAGATCTATCGATCGACGACTGACAACTTCTCGGATGCGGTGTGCATCGGCATGTCGCCGGGTACCACATTCGTTGATACGCTCGGCACGGGTGGAGTGACCTACTACTACTGGATCACGTTTGTGACTCAGTATCCGATCGAGGGTCCAGCGAACAGCTCGGCCACCGCAGGTCTGGCAGCCACCCCGGGTGTAGATCCCACGTACATCCTGAGTCTGGTGAACAGCGCCACGGTCTCGGATCCGGTCAACATCACGGCCGGCGCTTTCACGATCTCTCCCCCAGCTGGGACGAGCGGCGTCAGCGCAATCAATCCCTTCACCGTGATCACGACATCGACGGTGGTGAATGGGCAGACAGTTCCACCGGGCGTCTACATCACGAATGCCTCGATCGCCAATGGCACGATCACCACTGCCAAGATCGGTACGGCCGCCATCACGCAAGCACTGATCGCGGCGGCTGCAATCGGCAATGCACAGATCGGCATGGCTGCCATCAGCAGTGCGAACATCCAGTCTGCAGCTGTCGGCTTGGCTCAGATCAACACTGCATCGATCGGCAGCCTGTCTGCGATCAACGCTGCTTTGGGTGCGATCAGCTCGGGCAACATCACGCTCGACTCCAGCTCGTACATTCGTGGCGGACAGACTGCGTACAACACCGGCACCGGCTTCTTCCTTGGGTACGACACCACAGGTGGATCGAGCGCTTACAAGCTCTCCATCGGGAATGGTACGAGCGGCCTGTTATGGAACGGCAGTGCGCTGAGCGTCATCGGAAGCGGAACTTTCACCGGGACGATTAACGCCACGACCGGCGTCGTTACTCAGCTGACCGGCGGAGCGATCACAAGCTACGCATGGCCTGCTGCTGGTAGTGGCGGGTTTTACATCGGGATCAATGGCCTTCTGCTGGGAAATTACAACGGTGGCGGAAGGTACCTCCAGTACTACAACGATGGCGACAGCTCGTACATAACGACCAATGCCACATTGTCTGCGGCCGATGGAACCTTCTCTGGCACGTTAACGGCTGCAGCTGTCAATGCGGTGAACACGATCAACATTGCCGGCAATGCGGTGACGATTGCCGCGTCGGCTCATGGCGGCACTGGCACGATCTCCTCGGCAACTGGTATCACTTCCGTAGGTTTCACGACGACGGGTGGCCCTGTCTACCTCAACTTCACCGGTTCCTTCCAGACGACTTGGACCGGAACTGAGGGTGGTGAAGGTGGCGGCGGATCTTCAGCTGGAAGTGCTCCAGTATGCGGAACGATTGTCCTTCAGCGTGATGGCACCACTGTCTATTCTCTGGCTAACGTATCCACCTTGACCTATGTCGATACACCGGCTGCCGGCTATCACGCTTGGGGAGTCTACGGTTACGCGAACGGTGCTGAAGGCGCCACCGGATCCGTGACTTGCTACACCTATGGATCAACATTGTTTGCGCTGGAGACTCGTCGATGACTCCTTACTGCGTCTTTGACGCCACCGGCAGGATCGTCCAGTTCGGTCAGATCCCAGAAGCCGATCTTCCCAACTTCAAGACCCTGAATGGCACGGCGATGGCCTGCGATTCAACGGTCAACCTGTACAGCCACTACGTCGCCAATGGCGAGCTGGTCGCCTACACCCAACCTCAGGCGGCTCTGTTGCAGGCTTGGCCCGGACCGAACTTCACATGGTCGCTGCCGTCATGCACGTGGACGGACAATCGATCGCTGGCTCAGGCTCAGGCAGATGCGTGGACGGCGGTGCAGGCCGCTCGAGATGCGCTGCAGTACGGTGGCGTGACCTACAACGGCGGCAACTTCCAGACTGACCAGATCAGCCAGCAACGCATCGGATCGGCAGTCACCCTTGCCACCATGGCGACTGCGGCCGGTCAGGCGTGGGCGATCGAGTGGACCCTGACTGACAACACGACCATGACCCTGAACGCCAGTCAGATGATGGCGCTCGGAGTTGCCGTGGGCCAGCTGGTCGCCGGGGCATTCAGCACGGCTGCAGCGCTCCGGGTGCAGATCAATGCCGCCACGACGCCGGTTGAGGCTTTGGCGGTGGTCTGGCCTAGTGGAACGTCGTCGCCCTGAGACAATACCGTAAAGATGGCACGCACAATAATCTACGGGATGGACGAGCAGGTTCACCGCTTCGTTGCATCCCAGACCGGATCTAACGGCTGGGCTGGCGCCAAGGGTATCGGAGTTGAGCAGGACGGTGAGCTGATCGCTGGCGTGGTCTTCGAGCGATACGACCCGGGCGTCAGCGTCAATATCCACGTCGGCGCCGTGCCGGGTAAGCACTGGTGTACACGCGAGTTCCTGCGCAAGATTTTCGTCTATGCCTTCATGCAGCTCGGCTGCCAAAGGGTCAATGGGTTTGTCGATGCCCACAACACAAAAGCTCTTCGCTTTGATGAGCACGTCGGCTTCAAGAGGGAGGGCGTTATGAAGTGCGCCAACAAGGCCGGCGGTGACGTCATCGTGATGGGAATGTTGCGGTCCGAGTGCCGCTGGATCAAAGACTATGCTGAGATTCTTTAAGTTCATCCTGAAGCGTCGGCTCCTGCGGGATCTGACGGACTTCGAGATGGAGAACACGTGGGGCGCCAGCGGCGGCGACAGCTCGTCCCCTCCACAGCCTGACCCTGAGTACGATGCCATCCTTCAGCAGCAGGTCAACCTGTCTACTCAGGCTCAGAAGTTCGCAGAGGATGCGTACAACCAGAACGAAGGTCAGCAGCTTCAGCTGGATTCTCAGACTGAAGCGATCAACGCGAACACGATCAAGGCTCAGGACACGGATTATGCTGACTCTCAGCAGATCTACAGCGCCTACGATCAGTATGGCCTGCCTGTCCAAGAGCAGTCGATCCAAGACGCTGAAGACTACGACAGCACGGCCAATCGAAATCTCTATGCTGGCGAAGCTGCGGCCAATGAGAATCAAGCCTACGGGCAGATCGAGCAAGAGAACGATGACAACCTGTCGCGCTACGGAATCTCGCCGAACGCTGCAGCAATGTCGGACATCAACACGCAGCTGCTCGGCCAACAAGCTGCAGCTGTAGCAGGCGCGGAGAACTCGTCCGACGTCAATACCCGAAACACTGCGATTGCACTGCGTCAGACGGCTGCCAACACGGCCAGCTCAATGGCGGGTGAGGCGCTGAATTATTCAAACTCCGGCAACCAAGCCGGCGCGACTGCAACCGGCAACTCGATCGGTACGCAGTCGGTGGGAGATCAAACAACCTCGGTCGGTCAACAGGGTCTGGCGAGCGCAGCTTCAGATCTGAACGCCGCATCGAACACTGCCGGCACGATGTATGGCGACGAGATGCGTGGCTGGCAGGAGCAGCAGCAACAGAGCGCCAACAGCTCGGCTGGTCTGGGTAGTGCGCTCGGCACGATTGCTGGTGGCGTCATGGGTGGACCGGTCGGAGCTGCCCTCGGCTCGGCGATCGGCGGCGCAATCACGAAAGCGGATGGTGGCGGATTGGGCGGTCACCCGGACAACAGTGGTCATCGGGGCGGCGCGATCTACGGCCCGGGCACAGGGATCTCGGACAGCGTGACTGCCCAGAACACCGACACTGGAGAGCCTGTGAAGTTGTCGAACGGTGAGTTCATCATCCCGGCCGACGTGGTCCACAAGCTGGGCACCAAGTTCTTCGACAACCTGATCGACAAGCATCACGTTCCGGCGGCTCTTCAACGTCGCTACGGACAGGGGTAACAATGGGATTCAATCTAGGCGCATTCGCAGGCGGGGCAGCTCAGGGCTACCAGAATCAAGAGAAGATCAACGAGCAGCAGAAGGCTGGCGATCGTGCTGATCAAGAGCTTGCGATCCAGAAGCAGAATGCCGCCAATCAGCAGACCCAGTTCGGCTGGTTATCTGAGGCGCATGACCGCGATCAGCAACGTCTTGCTGAGCTGCAATCGAACGTCCAGTGGTTCAACACTCAGCTGCAGGCTCGGGCGAACGGTCAGCAGACCAGCTCAACTCCGATCGCCGATGGCGCCTCGCCGAACCCGACAGGTCAGAATGGTGGCGTGGCGGGCGGCGCGAATGCGAATGGTTCAGCTCCGGGCAGTTCGACTGCACTTGCAAACCCTCCTCCTGCGCAACCTCAAGGCGTGATCCCGGGCGGAACTCCGCAACCTGCGCCTCAAGGACAGCCGGCCCAAGCGCTTCCTGCTCCGGCTCAAGCCCTGCCGACGCCGACTGCCCAAGCGCAAGCCGCTCCACAGGGTCAGAGCGCGCTTCCGGTTCCTTCTGCCCAGTCTGCCAGCACTGCTCCTGTTGCTGCCATGTCGAGCGCTGCTCCAGCCCCTACAGCGGCCCCCAATTCTCCGCAGCAGTCGCAGGGTCCATCTGCACCGGGCGGACAAGCATTGCCCAGCCAGACGCCTGCTGGACAGGCTGCCGGCCAAGCTCTCGGCTCAGTCAATCCGAACGACAAGCCGGTCAATCCGTATGACCCGGCCAACGCCGATCTTTACCTCTCATGGCGCATGAAGAACATGCAGACCGATGCCAAGTACGGGAAGATCGATCCGGAGAACATGAAGTACTACGACGCGATGTTGAAGGACAAGATCGGTCAGGACGGCCAGAAGGCGTTCGCATCGTTCATCTTCAACGGTGATACCTCGGGCATGAAGGCGTGGGCGCAGAAGAATGGCTACAACGCCGACTCACTGCAGATTACGCAAGATCCGAAGCAGGGTCCGGTCGTCAGCGTCACGGGATCGAATGGCAAGCCGGTCCAGTTCCAGCTCGGCGTCTTGGCTGATGTCATGGGCGCCACGGGCGTGGCTTCCTCGCTCGAGAGGCAACAGACGCTTGAACAGCAAGGTCGCGTGGCTGATGCTCAGATCGAAGACGCACATGCTCGCATCGGGATGTCTGGCGCCGCAGCTGCCGCTTCACAGGCGCAGCAAGAGTTCTACCGCACTGCGCAGGGCAACCAAGCCTTTGGCGCGCTGGCTGATCGTGCCAACACGTTGATCGGTCAGGCATCGACGATCGATGATCCGACGGCTCCGGGATCTGGCAAGAAGATGGTGGACAACGACGCGCACAGCTACATGACGAATGTGGTGATGGATCAGGTCGCCAAGTCTGCGGGTACTGGCGCGCTGCCAGATCGCTCGGCTGCACTGGCGATCCCGACTCTGGTTGCACAAGCTCAGCAGCAAGTGTCTCAGTTCACTCAACAGGCATCGAGCTACGCAACGGCCGCGTTCACGAATCCGAACGCTGTGATCCCGGGTACTCAGTCGCAACAGAATCCTCAAGGCATGACAGGGGCGCAGCTGCGCGCGACATTCGGAGCGAAGAATGTCCAAGATCTCACGATCAAGATGCGCAACCAAGCGATGCAGAACGATCTTCAGAAGCGTCAAGGCGCGACTACGAACACCCCTCAACAATAAGGAGGCCACTTGGCTGACTTAACCGGCTCGGGGATCTCGAGCTTTCTGCCTCCTACCGCGCCCGTAACACCGGGTGCCCCATCAGCACCTTCTGGCTTCGGCGCATTCATGCCCCCGCAAGTCGCTGGGGCTTTTGGTGCTGCTCAACAGGCAGCCGCTCAGGCGCCCAATAACGCCGGGATGAACCCGGTTGACTCGGCGATCAATAGCTTCCTGCCGCAGAACACGCCTGATCAGAAGGATGTCAGTCAGGCCGGTCTGGCTCAGTATGGTCAGGAGCAAACGGCGCGCGCAGCGGATGTCGCCGCTCAGCATGCCCAGTTCTATGCCGGCACCGACGGCCGCCATGACAGCTCGACTCAGGATCCCCAAGACGTCAGCCTGAACGATGGCACTGGCGTAACCGCTCAGATGAAGCAGCTTTGGGATGACGCTGCGGCCGGTCTTGCGCAGGGTGTCGGTGGCGTCGGTAAGTTCGTCGCTCACGCTGTCGGTAGCAAGGGTCTCGCCAATCTGGCTGATGAAGCATCGAAGACTGGTGAGGCAATGATGCCTGACCGCGCGACCACGGCCGATCAGGTGGCGAACTTTGGCGGCGGTGCTGCCATGTTCCTCGGTGGCGGTGATGCTGTTGGTGGCGTAGGCGCGTTGCTCGGATTGGGAACGAAGCTGATCAGGGTGTTGCAGATCGGCACGGCGGCTACTGCCGGCGCTTCCATGGTTGGCGAGCAAGCCTACGAGAATGCCATGCAGACCACGGGAAATCAGGACGTGGCGCAGGCGCAGTCGTACAAGGCGTTCCTGTCGAACCTGCCTGTTGCCTATCTGACAAACAAGCTCGGCTTCTTCGGCGACACTGGATCGATGCTGTCGCAGGTTGCGAAGACCGCCGGCATGGACGCAATCAATGGCGCCGTGATGCAGGCCGAACAGAACTACTTCGGCTACAAACCGACGGGTGAGGGCATCA